AAGCTTCATCAACGGATTCCCCACGAAGCTCTTTCTGCTGGCGCTGATACTCTTTCATGATTTCATCTTGATAAGGCTTATAATGTGACCAGTCAGGAGAATTTAAAAGCTGTGGAATACTGGTTCGGTTTCTACGAGCTTCTGGTGCGAGTTCCGCAACAGCAAGAGCAATATCGACATTGTGCTCTTGCATTGGTTTCGCAGATTCATCAAGGCGAGACTTATCAGTGAACTCGTTCCCTTGTGAATCATATCCAGAACTGAACTCGTAACCCCAATGCTTGAGATCATTCTGGCCAACAAAATAATCGACATCGACTTGTGGAATGAAAGCATGTTCATTTGAACTTGGATCGATCCAAACTTCCATGTCTCTAAAGAATTCAGACTCTTCATCTTTCTTTAATTTGCCTTTGTACTGTTTTGCCAAATCAAGAATAGCCTGTTCCATCTTGGCTTCATGTGAACCTTTTTCATGCTGACTTGGATCAATAGCTCCGCTACCAGCCATGATATCGCAAGCCATAACCAAGAGACCACGATCAAGCATCAAGTTCAAATCAGAGAAACCATCGGTGTCTCTCCAAATTTCCAAATACTTCATCACTTCATCTTCATCGACTTCTTCTTTTTTCTTGGCTTCAGCTTGAACAGATTCAGGCATCGAGACTACTGAATCGATATTGAAATCGTAGATTGATTCAACTGTTCCGTCTTTCAATTCAACATCAATAACATCGAGAGTATTAGAGTGAGGTGCATACTCTTTCAATTTAACTTCAGTCTTTTGTTTCAGCCATTTTGCAGCAGGATAACTTGCAACCAATCCTGGAGCAGTGGGTTTCACGATGACCATCGTTCCAGCTTCAAGACCTGTATCTTCTGGCTCTTCTTCGTTTTCTTTGATGGACTCAACTGGATTTGATTTCAAATATTGAAGCAAGAAATCATCGGCTTCATGGTTCAAAGCCTGTCTCATATCCAAATTGGATTGAAGATCTTTTTTAAACTGTTTGTCTTTTGCAACCATCTTTTCCATATGGTCAGCGAAAGCTTTTCCGAACTGATCTCTGATATTACGAAGATTCTTACCATTCTTTTGAGAATAACGATCAATAGCTCCGTCAGAAAAAGCAAGGAGTGCATAAGGTTGCTTGTCATGGAAAAAAGCTTTGGCTTCTCCCACCAGATTTGGGAATTGAGGAATCTCTGTCACCTTGTAACCAGAGGCTTTAAGAGTATCCACAACATGTATAATGGCATCCTCAACATACTTAAACCCGCTAGGGCTATCAACACCGTGAAGATTAATTCCAGGGCCGTCAAGGAGTGTTGCGACTTCATATTCACCTACATCCGGTGCCATCTCATCAAGATCCTGTTGAATCATATTAAGGACTTCATGAGAAACTTCTTTGTCAGTGAAAATCGTCCAAAGATGCTCATCATCTTCTTTAAGAGATTTAGATTCCAAAATGACTTTCTCAACAGCCTTATCGAGACTTTCAGTCATGAATGTCAAGATTTGCTCAGCTTCTTTTTCTTCGATCTTCGCGGTCTTAAGACTTTCGATCAAAGCTGTTGCATCTTTTTTCATCTGAGAATAGCAAACTTGTTTCTTGCTTTCCTTCAATGGTTTTTTGATCCCAAGGAGAGACTCGAAATCTTCGTTCAGCAATTCATCGTTCTTGAAATTAAAAGCAGGAAGATCATCGGGAAAGAACTCATTCACCAAGGCTTTGCTTTCGCGAGGCTTTAAACTCTCAGTCAGCTTTTCTTTGCCGAGAACGCCTTCAAGTTGAGTAATCAGTTTTGAGACATTTTCAAAGCCACGAATCAGATCCTTGGTTTGTTTCACTTGCCTTCCCTCCTTGAGATTCCCAAATCTTTCGGCAGAGGCAATCCTGATCCGCCTCCGGCTTCCTGGTCTTATATGCATCCGCTTTCGGATGGCGGCCCGACGCTTGGCCAAACGTTTTGACCTTGGCCTTCTCCGTCTGATCCTAGAAAGCCTTCGAATCCGAGCCTTCCTTCGACGGTAATACCTTTTTCTCTTTAATCTAATTCGAGTCGGAACCCTTTTCGTTCGGATCACACGAACTTCGTTCAGCCAATCCTCAAGCAATAGTACTAGATTAATAGTGATAGGCTCGTGTGTCATCTCGAAATGATCCCTTTTAAACAAGATAACTGAACTTTAAGTCGATATCCAGTTTACTTCCTCGGTCTTCCTTGATCCCGCTCAACCGAATGTCTGATCTCTTTCAAAGAATCCGTCACTTGTTTCCATTTTTTGTCATACGTTTTGTCCCGATTTTCACGTAGAGATTCTAAACGTTCTAACAATTTCTCGGTGTCTTTTTTCAAGGAACTCAAAAGAACATCACTCTTTGCTGGCGAAGGATTGGATGCCAGTTTTGCTCCGACGGTATCCGCATCGGTTGCAGTCACTTTCGTCTCACCCGGAGGTTCCACGGCCGAAGGTGTGGACTCTGGCGGTTTTGATTTCGGTGATCCTCGTTTTGAAATTGCCTTCTCTAAATCCCCACCGCCCTTACCGTGAGGAATGCTTTCATCTTCTTCATCTGGCGCTGCGTCACTAATTTGATCATCACTCCATCCGAGGACGTGAGTCTTGATCCAATTCTTGTTTGCCCATCCATCGTACTTCTCAGCTAAATCAAGTTCAGCGGCTCTGATCTCGAGCTGTGCAAGTTCAAAGATCGCGCTCGGTACCGACATGCAAACGTCAAAATTAACGAGTTCCGGATTAATCCCCTTCGTGGCCAAGTGAACCTTACAGACCTTCTTGAGACCGTTTCGATATTCTCTTTGAACTCTGAGAACAGTCCTAGCAAAGCGAGCGTCTTCAGCAGACAAGTGAGTCTTCGCAGTGCTCTCTTCGTAGGTCAGAAACGGTTTTGGAACCTTAAGAGCAGCAAACAGTTTGTCTTCGAAAAACTTAATGTCTTCGATGTGGTCATAGATCGGACCCTGAATACTTTCTACCCGTGTCGATTCCCGGCCTTCTCGGGTAGGTAAAAAGAAATCATCATCCGATGAAAGCACACTGTACTTTTGATCCATCTTGTTGCCAGCACCGGGATTTACGAATTTCCCTTTCTTCATTTGCTGACGAACACGATTCAAATAATTGTTGGTTTCATTCGGAGGAACGCCGGTCACATCAATATAGAAAGCATACCTCGATGGAGCTCTAGTCAATCGATGAAGGATAATTGAATCTTCAAGCAACAATAGCCGTTTAAAAATCCAGCGTGCCGGTTCTCCGATTCCCCATCCGTACATCGAATAAGGAGTCTTCCCCATTAGTCTCATGTGGGTGATTTCCCAGGACTCAAACACCGCACAGCCCATCGGACGTTCGCCTTTAGGAATTTCTCCGGTCACCTTGTATTTCAATTCATCAATGAATTGCTTGGTATTGAGTTTGAAAACTCCGCGAGGATCATAAATATATCCCAAGGTATCCCAGTGAACGTCTTCTTCTTTCTTATGCGGATCGCGACCAATTTCTTTTGGAACTTCAATTCTTCTCATCGTAGGCGGGGGAAGTGCATTAATTGCAATCACTCCTACCGTATCTTTGGCAACGATTTCCATGAAATGATTGCCGTACTTACAAAGCATTCTGACATCGCCCCAAACCCGCTCTTCGATCGTCAGAGTTTTATGGATCAGGTTATCGAGTTCTTTTCTGATATCTTCGTCTTCGGCTTCAATCCAAACTGACTTTCCGGTCTGACTATCCACTTGAGTACTGTCGTCCGCATAAACATCCAATGCCGAGGCAACAATAGGTGAGTCATCTTGATCTTCTGCGTCAATGTAGCGAGAGACTAAATCTGAATCGACTTTCAGGTAGTCCGTGACTCCTTGGAATCCAGCCTGATTCATTCCATAAGAGAAGTAAGGAGCTCCAGTGGACATCCCTCCGTAAGCCGTCGCAGGTGTGTATGGAGGCTTATGAAACTCGCTTTGTCTAAAAAACTGCCTGATGAATTCAACTGATTGTGAACCGAACCCCATTGACTGCCCCCATTTATTACTGAATTACCCCGTCAGAAAAGGCATAGTGAAATTTCTCTTCCAATCATAATTGCTAGGCTGTTCTTGTTCTAGTGCTTTCTCTGCGTTCTCTCTCCACTCAGGATGACCTACATTTTGTACTGAGCCTGATTCCAAGTGTTGTCTCCACTCAGGCATCGAAGAATCATCCGCACCGCCTACTGCAATCATGTCACCTAAAATCCACTGATCATTACTCTCTTCTAAATAATGCTCACGACGATGAACAACAACCGGAGTGTCAACAACGGTTGTAACATTCTTAGTAAGTGTTGCAGCAACCGCTGACATCGCATCAGCAACGTCCTTACTTCCACCTTGATTCGAAGGTGGGTGATCTACTTTTCCTGTTTTATTATCCTTCTGAAGCTCTTTGAGTTCTTTGATCAGCGGAGGATAGTGGTACATATCCACACGGTTTTCATAGAGAGCTTGTTTGAAAAGTTCGTATGGCCCCCCCGCAGGTTCCACAGAAACAATCTCAGTCTTATACCCTTGCTGCCTCATCGTCTGAAGCAGAGATAAGCTTTGGAATTGGTCGGCTGAAATCAACTTAATGTAAAAGCCATGCTCACTGAATTCGTAAATGAGTCTTCTGATCTCAGCATAAATAATTTCCCCACCAGGGGGGGCTTG